TCGTATATGTTCATTTGACATTTTCCTTTCTATGTGTTAAAATACAAACACAGATAATTAAATCTGTATTTAAGTTTTGACCGTTTCGAGTTGCACCTCATACGGTCTCTTTTTTTATGCTGATTTTGCAGTGACAACCTGCTCCAAGATTATCATTGCTTTTGTACATTTCTGTTTGCTTAAAGGTTTCTTCTGTGTATATCGAACAGAATTTTAATAGTGTATCGCCAGTTTCCTTGTATTGATACATTGCTCTGAAAATCTTGCACGCTTGCTCTATTGTTTCCGCCTCGATGATTATCCAGCCACCCTTAAATGGCTGTCCCTCACTGCCGAATGTAATGTAATAGTTATTCATTCTCTTTCACCTCCCAATCATATTCATCATTATAAATTCTGTCATAATCAGTATCGCACTAAATACAACAACCGATATAGCATACTTAATTTTTTCAGACATTGCACACCTCGTTTCTTTTTACGATGTCCAAAACTTGCTTAACCTGTCTGTCGAACTGCTCCGGTGTTAATTCACCATCCGCCTTACGATATTTTTTATTACATACAATATCTCTTGCCACTTCTGCTAAAATTCTTATACCGTCTATATTCATAACTGACATATTTCGGCGAATTTCTCTTATTAACTTAAACATCTCTTTTACCCCGCTTTCGTTTCTTCTCGTCCTCTTTCATCAGCTTTAAGCTGATTATCAGTCCCACACCGAAACTAATCAGCGCAATTCCTATTGTGTTCATTTGTTTACCTCTCTTTACTTCCTCACAGGCACACAGGAGCCGTCCGCAAAAGGATTAAAACTCTTAGGGAAAGTCTAACTATTTTACGGATAACACGCGGACAGCCCTTGTCTGCCTGTGAGATTTAATTGTTACGACATCTCTCGTGCCAATTTTGCAACCGAGATATATCCGTCTTTAAAATTGAACAGTCTTTCTACCGTTTTTCTGTTCAAACCGCAGAAGTTTTGAACGTCTTTAACTTTTAATAACTCTTTAGTCGGAAAAAATTCCTTAATTCTTTCGAGATTATCTCTATATGATGGTTTCTCTAAAGCCATTTTAATCACCTACTTTCTATCTTCTAATCTACTATAATCCAATCTTTTGCGGCTAAATCCTCTGCGGACGGATTCCAACGACTTGCAGAGGGCTTGTTGTTCTTGAAAACTATACAACATTCTGCACTGTCTGTAGGTTTTATCTTTACACCGGCTAACACCGTTCTTATGTATTTTTTTCGTGCTATAAAACGTTTACGTTTTCTTGCTTTCTTCGCC